TACTGCAATGCAGCTAATCCTCAATATGACATAGATGGTCAGATTATCTCTCATGGATACAGAGATTCAGATGGTCATATAAGAAACAATATTGGTGTAGATATTCCTATCGACATTGTTCGAGAGATACACAACATGAGAAGAGAAAGCTGGACTAAAACAGAAAAGCTGATGAACAAGCTTATACAAAAAAATATAAGAAACCAAAAAGCAACACTTCCACCAGAAATCCAAAAAGTAAAAGACCAACTTGCAAACTTTACTATCAAATCATTATGACTTTCTACAACACCATTCAAGAAAACCCAAATCAATTAGCTAAATCAGAATCTAAAGCTAAAACTCAAGAAGCTAACATCATGAATTGTTTTAAGCAATATGAAAGGCCACTTAGCCCATCAATGGTTCTTTCTATCTCAGGATTAAACTGCCCTATAACATCAATTAGAAGAGCTATGACAAACTTATCTGATGATGGCAAACTAGAAAAAACAAAAGACTTTGTTATGGGTAATTATGGAAAGAAAGAACATCTTTGGTGTTTACCTAAAAAACCAGAGTCTTTTAGTCAATCAACATTGCCTTTTTGATGAAAAATAAAGACTTTGACAGCTTCAATAATGATCGCATCTTGGCTGCAAGAAAGCGTGTAATTGATCTTTTATATCTAATAGGAAGTTGGGAAGAGCAAAAAAAAGTTAAAGAAAAAAATTGATTCCTTTACCAAATAAAAAATACAGCATCATTTATGCCGACCCAGCATGGCAATACAAAAGAAATGGGGGTAAATCTGCTGAAAGTAAATATGATGTTATGTCTCTTGAAGATATAAACAATTTAAAAGTTAATGATATTGCTGAAAAAAATAGTCATCTTTATCTTTGGGTAACAAATCCCTTTATTGCTCAAGGTCTAGAAGTTTGCAAAAATTGGGGGTTTGAATATAAAACTTTACTTACTTGGGTGAAAACCTATAAAGATGGCAGTCCTGTTATGGGTATGGGATATTACTTTAGAGGTGCAACAGAACACATTATCTTTGGTGTTAAAGGTAAAAAGCTATGCAACAACAGAAATACAAAAAATATTTTTTATAGCTTACAAAGGCAACATTCAAGAAAACCTGATTTTGTAAAAGATTTAATTGTTAAGTGCAGTGGTGATCTTTCAAGAATTGAATTGTTTGCAAGAGAAGAATCAAAAGGTTGGGATTGTTGGGGTAATGATACAAAAAAATTTAATAAAAACACAACTCAAAAAGAACTTATATTTAATTGAAATCGACAAAAACTAGCGATTGACGCTACATTTAGAATATAAAAAACCATAATTCCATAGTGTCTAACGGCAGAACTAGCAAGAATGAGCATGAGTTCAGAGTGAACAAAGTTGCAAAGCTTTTGTCTGTTGGTACTGTTCGATCAGAAATAAGTCAGTTTGCATCAACTGAGTGGGGTGTAACTCAAAGGTCGATAGATAGATATATTCAAGAGGCAACTGTAATCTTGAAGCAAGACTTTGATATTGATAGGCGACAATTTACGGCTGAAGTATTAGCTCAGTACGCATCACTGGCAAAAGAGGCTAGGAAATCAGGGCAGCTTACAGTGGCTTTAGGCTGTATTAACTCAATGGCAAAGGTCGGTCAGGTGATGTCTTGAGCATACTGAACAGAGAGGGTTCTGTATTAGATCATGTTGGTAGTCGATATGTTGATATTGATACTGATGAGCTATTAGATCGCATAAGAACAGATTTACACCCACCGCAGCAACAGTTTTTTGACAACCAGAATGAAATTGTTGGCCTTTCTGCTGGATATGGTGCGGGAAAAACTAGAGCTTTGTGCAGTATGGCAGTTAAGTTAGCAGCCCAGAATATCGGCTTTATTGGTGCTGTTATGGAACCTACTGCCCCATTGATTAGAGACATATGGCAAACAGACTTTGAGTTGTTTCTCGAGCAATATGAAATACCTTATACATTCAGAGCTTCACCGCTTCCAGAATATACTTTGCACTTTAAAGAAGGTGATAGCAAGTTACTATGCAGATCCTTTGAAAATTGGTCTAGAATAATTGGTCTGAATCTTTCTCATGTACTGGTAGATGAAATAGATGTTGTAAGTCCAGCAATAGCAGATAAAGCTTTCCCTAAAATACTTGGACGATTAAGGGCTGGTAATGTACGCCAGTTTTGTGCAGCTAGTACACCAGAAGGATTTAGGTGGCTATATAACACCTTTGGTACAGATGAAGCAAAGGAGAGAACCGATAGGCAGTTAATTAAGATGAGGACACAAGACAACCCACATTTGCCCAGTGACTTCATTGAACGTATGCAAAGCAACTATGACCCATCAATGTTGCAAGCTTACCTCAATGGAGAGTTTATTAATTTAACTACTGGGCAAGTATATGATCGCTTCACCAGAGAAAACAATATTACTGATGTCAAACCTGATATAGGACTAGAGCCATTAAGAGTTGGCATGGACTTCAACATAGGCAACATGAACGCAGTGATCGGTATTGTTCAAAATCAAAAATTGTTAATATTTGATGAGATTAGTGGTAGTCACGATACAGATAGCATTGCCCAAGAGATCAAAGCCAGATACCCTATGAATAAGATTTACATATACCCAGATGCAAGTGGAGGCAACAGAAGTACTAATG